GTCAAACCCCCGAAAGATCAGGACTTCATGGAATGCCTGAACAAACTCAACCGGCTCGGCAAAGGCTTCACCGGTTGGCATGGGGATTTGGCTGAAAGAACTATTCTCAGATGCCCCATAAAGGCCCGCATTGGTGGCTACAAGGACAGTTTCGTTTCCGTTGGGGTCATTAAACGTCCCCACCCCGTAAATCGTGCCTAGGCCAAATATGGAGTGTCCCGTTATTTCCTCCCAGTTGGTCCCATCGAGGACCTGTGACCCGTTCACAATGTGCAGCGGCGGCTTGATTTCATCATTGGCATTCGACTTGCGCTTGAACACCGGCCCTATATCCGGGTTCGATGCCGGTCCGGTTGTGCTGGTCAGAACAACCGATGCAGGCTCGGTCAAGCTGACGCTATCAATCTCGCCCGCCCAATGCTCATTAGCCTGAATCTTGATCTTTTCAGGACTACCCCCACCGGAAGTTATAATCTCCTTGATGGTTTTTGGGAAGGGACCATCCGTTATCCTGACGGGGGAACCCTTCCCTGTGTTGCCAATAAAGACCCTCAACTCACCGTAACCCTTGGTGCCAATCTTTAATTGGCTCAAGTGAACAGTCCCCTCCACCGTGGAAGCACCTGAACCAGAGTTGTCCGTAAGGTTCATGCTTGCCCCGTTGTCAAAATAAATAGCCCTTCCCTTAATCAAGGCATTACCAGAAGAGGGAGAGTGCAGGGTTTCAACCGTTAGCGTTTGAACCTTAAAGCCGCTGGCATCGGCAGCAACGGTGCCGGTGTTATCTGTTGAATCGTCGCCTGCTGTAAGTGTTCCATTTAAATAAGTGCCGCCCACAAGGTGAGCAACAGAAAGAGTAAACTTCGCCCTAACCGTGGAGGTCGTGTGGTCGCTCGTTTCATCGGTGTAGTACCAAACAATCTCCGTTCCCGCTGGAAATGCTTCCGTTAAAGGCTCCACCTCAAACTTGGCAGTTTTGGTTGCATCAAAAACCCCGGCCCCGTTATCCGATGAGGCAATGCTCATTGCCCCATACTTAACAACCTTGGTAGACATCCCGTATCCGGTCGTCACCCCATTCGTTGTCGTTCCCTTGATCGTGACCGCAGGGATAAAACTTTTAATCTCCAAGTCCACACCATACTGGGTGTTTTCCGAAGCAGAAATATCCTGAACCAAGTTCGTCACAGACCCTGACGGCTCGGCTATCTTTGCGGCATTGCTGACTATGGTCCACGCACCGTTCGTGTTGGCCGGGGTCTGGTTGTCGTCCAACTCCCAAGGTGTCGTGCTGGTGCTTAACGTGGTCTGGGTGGCGAAATTGGAATCCGATACTGCATTGGCTACATTCCCCAATGTTACCGTGCCAGCACTTACGTTAAGGTTGCTTCCCTTCTTTCCCGAAAACAAAACCTTATCATTCGCCGCATACGGTTTGTTCTCATATGCCTCAATGCCCGACCAATCCATGCACTTGGTGCCGGGACGGGTCTTGATTTTGCCTTTTTCAAATCTAACATTGTTGGCCAATGCAACATGACCCTGCGGCACCACAGACGGTTCCACGTTCATGTTTACGCCAACGAAAGCTGCATCACCGTCAGATAGTGGATCAGGTATTGGCATTATTTACTCCTTATGATTCGGTTCAGCCTCGCCACCTCCCGCAATGCTGATCGAGTGAACTCCGGTGCCTGTTGTGCCGCTATGGGGAACTCCGGGTGTGCGGTCAGGGTCGAGACTCCATTCAAGTCCTGATACTCGACTGTCCTGCACCCCGCCCCTAGCACCAGCAATGGCAGCGTCAATATGATCCAACTCCTCTTCATGCTTCTCGTTCGCACGGTGCTGCTTCAATTGCTCACCTATGTTGACAAAAAGCCGTTCCAACGAGGGAACGGCTCGCAGTAAAGCTAACAACCAGCCAAGCATTGTTTTTAGCCTGCCTTGTCTTCAGCTTTTTTCACGGCATGTTTCAGGAAAATACTGAGCGCACTCGTTACACAAATCTGCAACATGGCACCAAGCTCAATCTCCCCCAAAAAATAAGCCGACAAACTGCCGGTTATGGCAGTCACCGCTCCCCACAATGTTTTTGACTTCAGCATAATTTATTTTTTTTTGAAATAAAGATCATAGGTCTTCTTCGCAACATACAAAAGTGACAGGAAACTGATCAGGAGTTTCAGGATAACGTCTATGTCCAACAGCATGTTTCCCGTGCCGAGTCCAGTCGCCCCGATAACCTTGATCAGTTCCAAGTCCCATTTCATTTGCCCTTGCTTGGAGGGACAACCTCAACAGGGGTCGTTCCTTCGCACTTCTCGCAGCTTTCAATCTGCTCCAACAACTCTTTGGCTGCGGCAGTTACTGCTTCGTGTTGCGGCCTAGCAAGTGCTGCCTGCCCTGCCGCCACATACAACGTGTCCAACGCTTGTTTTGCTTTTTCTGTGTCCATTACAAAAGGTGCCTCCTGCAAGAAAGCTACTTAAACGACACATACCTGACGTTGGCATTATTTGCCGTGCATGGGCCGGTATAGTTGTCGATGGTATAAGACGCTCCCGCAGCCAGTTTTATGTCGAAAACAGACGTTGTTGCTGCCGTGGTGCTGAAGTTCACATAAACATCTCCTGTTTGAGAGGTGATGATTAGTTTCTTTCTGCGGTCATCTGCCGACAAACTTGCCGTTTCCTCAACCGAAGGAGTGCCCATTGATGCTAGTTGTACGTTCATAAATTCTTAATAGGTAAACATGTTGACCGACCTGATTTGACCAGCCTGCCGATAAACCTTGTCGGCTTCAAGTTGCAGAAGACTTTCTGCGTTGGCGTCCTCGATCATGGCCTGCTCGACCTGACCGTTTGCCTTTAGGTAATCTGCGAATACCGACCGGATGAGGTACGCCTGAAATATCTTTGGTATATCGTGCGCCGTATCAATCGCTCCCGTTGTCGATTCCGTAAGTGACGGGTTAGCCAAGCGATACTCAATATAAACAGGAGTGTCGGCACCCCGTAGTATAATCCTTCTATTATTTCCATCGTGACCGTGCTTCCACGCTACCGGTGCCGTCTGTGTCGTTGACTCAGGGTTCTTGCTATACACATCAAGAACCTCACCGACTGTGTTTGCTAGGTTATAAAAATAAGGGGCAGCGTTGTTCGTCTTGCTGACCGTTGCTTCCTGAATCCTGATTAACTCAGGCCAATACTCCGAGTTCCATGCCATCGACAATCGATGGTCTGCCAAGTCCCTTACTGCCTTAAAGAAGTGATTTGGCAAAGCGTCCCGGTCAAGACCGGCAAGTTGCGCCACCCCACTTACAACATTGGCAAACGAGAGTTGGATCACAGGTTATATGTTTTGGAATATTTTTTACCGTACCCAAACTTCGGCTTTGCCGGTTTGCATATAACGGATGCGGAAGGATTGTCCCTTCCATACTCCTTGATGAATTGTTCATTCGACCAGCACTCGTAACCGAGCCTCTGGCCCCAATAATGATACGAGGTGGGGTCCACCCTTAACCGGTGGACTCCCACCCCGTCGATATGCTTGGACTCTCGCTTAATCTTTGCCTCTTGGAGTTTCTTGCGGGTGTTAATCTCCGCATTAACTGCCTGCATTCTCCAGCCAGTTTTCAACTCCTTGACAACGTCCGATGCTAAATCGGGGTCGCTGTTAAACAAAGACTCAGCAACGTCCTTTTCAAACATTATGCCGCCGCAGTAAACGAAATGGACCCGCTTGAAAGTGGGTTTTTATGCGCTAGTCCTGCGATTGTCGTAATGATGCGGCCTTCACCAGCACCATTATTAGTCATAGGCTTGACGTTGGTGGTCATGTTGTATTTCAACTCCAACATATCCATCGGTAAGATCATGCCATACCCGTGCGAGTTGTCCTGATCTGTTGAAATGGTGGCAGCCCCTTCTGAGCCAGTAGTGTCTACCAATTCGCCTTTTTCAAGGAAGTTGGAAACGTGCAAACGCAACGTGCCAAAATCTCCGGTAAAAATATCAATGGTCGATACAAACGAACGGTCTGCTTGCTCCTTGTTTAAGGTGCGAACACGGGTTGCAGGGTGATTTTCTGTGGTAGCTGCCTCGTTAACACTAGTTTCAGCAAAGCCCGTGAAGGCACGTTTGACTTGTGAATCACAAATCAAGTCGTAATCACGAACAACCCCTGTTTCATTATATATAGCCTCAAGAACATCCTGCACCTTGTCGGCAGTAAATGCCGCCTTGGTTGTGCTGGACGTTGCATCTGCTGTTGCCTGAAAAGCATCAGGGACAACACATGGGCAATCGTGGTTTGCTCCCACGGATGTTCCTGACGCATTTGTCACAACCCTAGTTTGACCAGTTGGAGACAGCCAGCTTTGCAATGCTTTTGTAAGGAAAGGGTCACTCAGGTTGCCGTCTTGTGCATCACTCTTCGATGACAAAGATGTTTCAATGTCTCGTTTTTGAGTGAGAATCAAACGACTCACCATGTGTGCCAATTCACTTCGCACACCAGCCGGGTTTGCTACATTTTCAGATAGCAAAGAAACACGACCAGAACGACGATAAATCTGAACATTGTTTTTCAGAACCTTGCGGTTAGCTGAAGTGCTTGTTAGATCATCGTTATTATTGTTTCCACTACTTACAAGGGTTGTCGTGACATCGGTGCCGTCAATAACCCCTATGTTTTTAGCGGCAACGTGTGCATCTGCTTGCCAATGAAATGTCGTTGCTCCAGCCGCACGACCCTTGGGGATCATGGATGTCACGGGTGTGCTTTTTGCGTCCACGACTGCAAGCAAATCGCTTAAATCTTCGTGTACTGCTGGGCCTGCTCCCGGTGCGTTACCGGTAAAACCGGATTCTACTACTCCTGCCATAATATTTTAATTCTCCTTTTTCGGACTATACATAGTCCATCATTAAGTCTGCTAAATCGGATTCCTCTCCAGACTTGAGAAAGCGATTCTTGTTTGCAGTAACCTTTGCGGCAGTTGGTGGAGTGGTTGTTCGATCAGCACTAGGTGCTGCCGGTTGCTTGGGTGCCTTGGGCTTTGCTTTTGGTTTCTTGATCGCCTCAGTTTTTGAATCAGTTTCCTTCGACATCCTCAATGCCCTGCCAACCAACATATCGCCTAAAAGGATTTTATGGTCGGGGAGGGATTGGATCGCCGGGAATGCTTTTAAAGCCTGATTGAACAACTTGTGTTCATTGCTGCTTCGATCATTAATCCAAGGGTATGCCTTCTCCGCTTCAGGTTCCCAGTAGGCATTCGCCTCCACAAACCGTTCACGTTCTGGCAAGTGCGTGTCCAAGGCATCTTCAGCGTTTTCCAGTATGTCCTGAATTTGATCAGCATCATACTCCACTTCGCCATTTTTGCCGTCCACTACTGCACCGTCCCGATTCCTTCTGCACCACTTACGCAAATCCCTTGCCTTCTTTTTCTCGGCATTGATCTGCTCCTGACTTGTCAAGTGTTCAAACGGGTTAGTTGACCCACTCCGGGGGACCGGAGTGTTTGCGCTCTCAGATACCTGATCCCGCAAATCCTTTATTTCATCCCGCAAATCCTTGACCTCATCCTCGGCTTCACGCCTCTGGCGAGTCAGTTTGTCGATGCGCTTCTGGAACCATTCCGGTTCTTCGCTTCCATCGTCGTCTGTCAAAGAACTCTTTTCGGCTTCGGGTTCATCTGCACTCGCAGCGTCCTCAACCGAGTCTTCTGTCTGTTCCGGTTCAGCTTCACTTTCGGTGGTTTGCTCCGGTTCCGGTTCAACCGGTTGGCTATCACTCTCCATTTGCTTTTCGAGGAGCGACGCCAATCCACTCTCATCCAAGGCTTGACCTAAATCGTCGTTCTTGAACTCACGGTTTTCTCCTTTTTCAGAAGAGGGTCCGCTAACCTCTTCAATCTGTTCTTCAGCCATGCGATTATAGATGCCTGCAAGTCGGCAACATTGTCTTTTTGGGGGAGACAAAGAAAACCCGTCACCGTTGTGACGGGCTAAAAGGCTATATGTCCATAGAGCAGTTTTGAACAGGGTGCCTGAAGGCTGAATATAGCGGATCGTATGGGTATATGGGTTGACTAATTTTGTCGGGTAAAAAACTTTCAGAAAATTCCCCGACAACTTTTTGGCAAAACCGTGTCAAATTTTTTTTTAATTTTTTATTTCCTAACAACCAGACTTGTTTTCGTCTCGATATGACCCGATTCCGAGATTTTTAAAAACCCGATATGATATAATGGGTGCTGCCTGCATGAAGCAGGCAAACTAACTAACTACGAAAAATGCTAATAAACAGAAAAGCAGTTAAAGGGTTCGTGCTGGAAACAGCAAAGAACAAAGACGCAAGAACACAAACCGAATGGACCTGTGTGTCAAAGGGGACCTTGGACTTCATTGAAGAGAAGGTGAAGACCTTGATCAGAAAGCATACCGACCCCAGCTTGTTGCCAAGGGTCGGCAAGACCATCAAGTTTACCAATTAAGTAAACAAGCAACCCCCTCCCTTGGTCTGAAAGGGAGGGGGTTTTCAGTCGGCACCACTCAGACTAACTAACCAACCAAACCAGCCGACTAATTCCTCTGGGCCTGTTCCCTCAAGAAGTTGAGGTGATCCCGAAAGTCAGAAAGACCCGCCAGCCTTCCCGATGTGTGTATTCGCCCCTCACCGATGTTTTCCCTGTCCTGCACCGCAAGGACCTCTCCCTCGATAAAAGCCTCTAGGTGCCGCATTGTGGCCTCGTAAAGGGCACTCCTCTCCTTGAATCCGAATGTGATTAGATCGTCTGGGTTCATGTTACGGGTTGGACCCCGATGCGTCCGATCTGAGCGTTCTGCTCTTGCGTCACGCTCATTTGCAGATTCTGCATATAGTTCTGGATCAGTTGACTGAACAACTCATCCTTCTCCGCAGCCTCCTGCACCTTCGGGTTCCGTTGGCTAATCTCCTGTGCATATTGCAGCTTGGTGCCAGCACTTGGATCGTTCTCGGTGTAGTTAGGTTCAAAGCCCAACATCATGCCGCCCATCTCGCCCTTGACCTCGTTGTACATCCTTTGCGATGCACTCTTCTGGTCGGTCAGTATCTCATCAGCGAAATCAGGCGAAATCGACCTGACCAGTTTTTCAATCAATGCATTTCGCTCGATTGAGCCACCCACATCCAATGGCACCAGTTGCTGTGCAATGATCTCCATCTTCTTCAGGACGTAATCCTGATCCAAATCACTCACATCAAACTTCAGCACAAAGTCGGGCATCTCCTTGTCCCGGTTAATGGGCACCTGTGCCCCGGTCACCTTCATCAAGTCTTCATCATCCAGATACTGCAACGTCAACTGGAACATCATCTGGTATATCTCGGTCCACACCGTCAACCAGTTGTTCATCATCGACTGCTGCGTCATCATCGTCATCTGCGGGGGTATGTCGGGGTGTGTCAAACCGAAATACTTGGCAACTGCCTTCTCAATAAAGGCTATCGTTTCAAATGCCGTACTGGGCACCCCTGCCGGTGGCTTCATAAACGAATAATCCCCAGCCTTGGTGACCGGCAACTGAACCGCAGGCCCAATCTTGTTAACCAAGCCCAACCTCTTGTTCACCTCAATGGCAGGCAACGTCTCAAACGAGGTCCGATCCATGATCGAGTCAATCTGGTTTTTAAGGAACGTCTGGTAGCTTCCAATCACTTCAGTTATCGGGCGACTCTCAATCACCCTGCGCTTGATCACCTCACGCTTGAACTCCACAAACGGATACCGGCAATGGTTGTAGTCCAGCATCTCATGCTTCGCATACAACGCCTTGCCCAAGGCATCACGCTGAACCAATGGTGCGAACACCGTGCAATACACAGCAGGCACCCCCTGCTCATTTAATTGCTTGGTGTAAGCCCACACCACCTCCACCAAGTTGTCCCGCCTATCTATGGAGTCAGGATTCAATGCAGACTTGCTGGTGGTGATGTCGCTAAAGTCGCTCGATCTACCGGTCGTCTTTATAACCTCATCCACCCAGTCGCTACTCCAGTCGTCGTCGTTGATCATGCTTCGCAGTTCAACCTCGGACATATACTGCTTGCGGAATATAACCCGTGCTTTTTGCAGGGTTGTTGTTTCAGGGGGGAAACTGATCTCGTCATAAGGACGGCAAGCAACCATCAACGGCTTGTTGGCCACAGTATACTCCACCGGGATCGAACTCTCCCCGGTTTCCCTTAACTCCCTTATAACCTTCTTCGCCGGTCGCCGCTTCATGTCCACCTGAGTGATCAGCATGTCGGTCACCACCGACTCCTGCTCCGGGTCAAGTATCATCCTTGGAAAGTCTGCGAAGGCTGGATCAGCTTGAGCCATTTCAACGATCTGCTCAAGCGTCACCTTCATCGGCATCATCTGTTGTTGCTGCTCCCAGCCCACAAACATTGCCGACCAACCGTACTGCATCGAATATTGTGCCATGAGTTCAGCTTCACGCCTCATCTCATGGTATAACTTCGTGCCGATCAACCAACGCATCAACGTGTTCATGCTCGCCGCAGCCTCGGTGTCGTTGGACTCCGTTGCCCCCACCTTCAACTGCGCCTTTTGGAACCCGTTCATCAGGGTCGCCACAAGTTGGTTGATGGTTTCGTCGGCAAGCCTGATCCTGTTGTCTGCCGCCCCCTCGAAGGGGAATGGCTGAGTACCCTCGGTCATCGCACTAGCATGTTTCTTAAAGTCATCCGTTTGCGAGTTCCACCTCGCATAACGAACGTCATCTGCCTGCTGTATCCGTTCTAGCGCATGACCGTCAGTTAAACTTCTGCGGTACTCAAAAGTCAGGTCATCTATATCCACCTTATCCTTGTGATGGACCAAGTGGTCTTCGGTTTCATTTTTCATTTTTTGTTCTCAATCCTGTGTGTTCAAGTAAGTGGTCCCTAAATATCTTATAGCGGGGGGAACCCTTGTCCCCGCCCTGAAGCGTATAGGTCTTCAAGATGCCATTGCGCCTCAGCTTGGTTAAATACTCCTTCGACAATCCGGTCAACTCCGCTGCCTCGGAAAGACTCAACAGGGGTGGGTAGCTATTCACCCTCATCGTTGCGCCCCTTTCCTTCCCTTCGGACCTCGTCCCTCAACTCGTTGAGGGCATTCAAAATCTCCGTTTGCTGCTTGGCCAAGTCCATCATCCAGTTGACCACCTCCCTCTTCCAGAAATCAACACCCTCTTCAGGTGGGCATAAGTCGTCCATCATCAATAAGTGCCTCCCCCCACCGCTTTCCATGTCTTGTCAGTCACATGCATCGGGTTTGATGTCAAAAGATACCGCAGGCAGTCTATCGGGTCCTTGAATGCATTCCTCTCCCCTCCCGCCGCACTCGCCTCAGTCATGCAGGCTATCGTGTTCTTGCACTCGCTTGATATATACAACTTCGGCTGGTTCACACTCGTCACCGCATCATCAATGTTGTAGTCCAGCGCATCATTGATAACCCCCACTCCCTGCTCGATGTGTATTCCGGGGGCGGGGGTAAAATACATCGCCGGTTCATCGTATGCCATCCTCTCAATCAAGGTCACCCCATCATCGGTCATCGCCTTGCTGCCACCGGCACGGGGGTCTATATATCGCTCCTCAATCTCCTCATCCCCCTCAAGCTCCCCGATCAACTCCTTATACATCGTGTGACCAGTCCCAACCGGCTTCTGGGCCGGTCCAACCTTCCCAGACATATCGTCACCCCCAATAGCCCACTCACCATAGGCGGGCATGTCAGGATACTCCCTGTAGACAAAATATTTCTCCTCACCGTCCACAATGCACACCCGCAGCCAAAGGATATACCAAGACCGTGCCCCATGAGGGTCGGCAACCATGTAGTTTGTCCCATCCGTTGGCACTTTTGCAGGGTCGATAATGTGGTCCTTCCCAAACTTCGGAAACCATGTGTTGCTCGTCCGGTCACACCACCCATATGCCCTGATCTTGATCTGCGTGGAACTCTCACCCGTCAGCACCCTCTCCATCTGGTCATATGGATTATACGGGTTCATCGAGGTGTGAAAAAAGATCACGGCACAACCGGGGTCCATGCACTCCATCGTATACGGCATGGTGCCAACCGGACACCCCGGCACGTTGACCGAATCAGGCAGCAACGGTGACTCAACAGTCTGCAACGGCTTCGCCCCGGCCATGAATTTATTCACGACCGGGGTCCAGCCTGTTATCGGGGTGGCCGCAATGATTAGCTTCCCCTTCCGTGTGACCAAGCGGTAGACTGCTGTCTCCACAAGCGATGCAGGCACTAGCTCATCACAGTAGATCAAATCTGCCTCCATCCCCTCCAAAATATCGGACCTCTGCTCGTAATAATGGAAGAAGCATTGACTCCCATTGGGCAGCACGAAGCTCGCATTGGTAAACCCGTTCTTCTGGGTGTAGCTAATGTTCCCCACCTTGCCCATCTTCTTCCTGCCCTTGAACTCGTTTGGCAGATACTTGTAAACCGCAGGCTGAAGGTCACGCACACTACTCTGGTTGGTCATGCTAAACGCCACCACCTTGGCCTTGGGCTTGGTGACCATCACATCAACAAGTTTCCTGCAACTATAACTCGTCTTGCCACTCCGGTTGCCCCCACTTATCAACAGGTGATCATAACTCCTTAATAAGTCGTCCGCATCCTTCCAATGATCAGGAATATATCCGTTGTAATAAGCATCATCCTCCTCCTGCCGTATAATCTCTGCCCGTGCAGGCTTCAGGACGTTCTCTATCAGGTGAGTGCCCTGCTCCTCACCATACTGCTCCTTAATCTGGGCAACGGTGTCGGCATCAAGGTCCTGAAGAACGGGGTGCTTCACTTGTTCAACTTAACCTCCCTGAACAACTCGGTCGGAATATCATAAAACTCCTCAGTCCCGTCAGGGACATACTTGTTGGCCACACTCACCACCGGACTGTCAGCAATGGCATCACTATCAATCGTCATGGCATGTGTGCATTCATAATTCAAAACCCAGTATGTAAACGGCTTGCCCATTAACCTCTTTTTCCGATAAGGGATGTGTATGGTGGGGAAGGGGAATTTCGCTCCGGTCCAACCGGATCGAACTTCCACTTCGTGGTGCCTGAGTGCCAGTTCCCTGACATCATGCCCCTTGTCCTCCGCAGCATTCACATAGGAACCCTCCTTCTGTAAATGCGCCATGACCGCTCCCTTGCCCTTCGCATCGTTTGCCCGATACAGGGAAGGATCGAACGCTTTTCTTGTCAAATTTCACCTCCATTTGTCTTCGTTTAATAAACTTAATATCAACCCGTAGTTTGCGATGTCCATGCAGTTGTCCTGAATGGACTCGTTGTTGGGGTCGCCTTCACTCTCCAATAAATTCGCAATCCTGTGGACCTTGTCCTTTATCCTCGTCAGGACACCAAACATGTCCTGCCGCTTGGTCCCCCATGAAGCAATGTTCTTGCTCCCATAATCCTGCTGCTTCTTGTCAAACACCAACAAGTTCCTTCGGGCCTGCAACATCGCCTCCCTAGCCATGTCTGTCTTGAAATCCATTTCACTCATCTACAACAATCTTCCACTCCTCCCCCTCATCGTCATCATCCTCCTCGTCAGCCTCAAACGACTCCCAAGCCAAGGTAACCTTCAACACCTCCAGACACCCAATTACCGAAACATAAGTCATGTCAAACTCGTCCATGTACCTCTCAACCACCTTGGACAAGGTCTCATATAGCTGATCCTGCTTCTGCTCCTCAATCACAACTTGCCTTTAAACCTCGGATGCCTCATGGCATAAAAACCATTGCCGTCCCACCTCACCGGAAAACTAAAGTTTTTGCAGTACATGGAATTGTCACGCACCTTCACAAACTGGTCAGTCCCCTCGATCTTCGCCCCCACAAGCCTCCGGTTCCTCGGAATCCTCCCATACACCTCAGCAGCATGGGAAGGAGGGGTGGGCACCAAACCCATGTCAAACATCACCTGATCCACCCCATGAGGGGTCCACGAATAGGTCCTCCCCGATGGCTCGTAATGGAAACCCTCCAAAAGCCTCTCACGCTTTCTCCCCAACTCACGGGCAGTAACCCCCAAGTCCTTCGCTAACTTTTGCTGTGACACCATGAGTGTTCCATTCCCACCACCTCTTCAAGCCAACCATGAATACGACAACGAGCCTCCTCTGGCTCATGGCGGCTTTTTAAGCCAACTCTAAATTGGTCACTCCCCACACGGTACGCAACAGCCCCAGTAACCATCTCACCACCCTCAATGATCTGAAGAAGGTGTATGTGGGGTTGGGGTTGGGAGAATCTTTTCAAAATATTTTTTTACCCGAATAAATACTTCGGCATCACTCGGCTGAAATTGGGTTGGCACCCCCCCCGCCCCCCTTCGAGCCAGATTCAGGGACCTGATCCTTACCCTCAACGTCGATTACCCCTGTTTTTATTGGGGTTTTCGCATTGTCTGGTGATTTCAAATCAAGATTACCAGTTTTGACCTGATCCAGAAGTTTATTGAAGTCACCGTGCAGAATTACCTGTTTTTCTGGGGCTTTTCCGACCAATTCGCCCTCAATCATCGATCTTTTGTCCAAAAGAATCCCAATTTGCAAAGCAACTGAGTTGATATGGACCGAGTCAAACTCGCTTTCCAACCGATCCAACCCCTTGGCTATTATCTTGCCGAGTTTGTTGTAGTTCCTCCACTTCCACTCGGCCAACTGGTCCTTGTTTTCGTGCTTGATGCGGTCAACAGTATTTCGTGCCACACCGCACTCCACAGCAGTCTGTGTAAGGCTGTTTCCTTCCTTCAGGCTGGTGACCACAGCCTGATACCTCTCCGGGTCCCTGACGGCTAAATTTCGGGGGTTTATCGCCCCTTTCTGGCCTACGGCTATCTTCGCAGGCTTATTGGTGTCTACACCTCCCACAAGCCCGTGCAATCACCCCTAATAGGGTCTGTCAAGACTTTTTCTTGCCTCGGTTGCCGTAGTGCCGCTGGGTCCAAGTAGTGACATCCTTGCCCTCACGCTTGGCAAGCCATGCGTCCAGTTTCTTGTTTATGTCGGCCACACTCAGGTTTCCGACACCGCCACCGCACTCATCAATCTGGGCAACATCTATGCCTCCAACAGCGTTTTTCCTGATCAAACTCATATTTCACATAATCCTTCAAAAAGACTCGTTTATTGTTCCTGTAAACCCACTTCCCGCCACCGCCAAACCAGCCTCGCTCGATGTAAGCCCGTAGTTGTGGGTGGTTCCTCCAATGAGGGTCGTCGGCTATTCCCGGCCATGTGGCCAAACTGTCGGCCAATCCTGACGGTATATCGTCACCCGGATTCAGTACAAACCGCACCGTCCCTCCTGTAAGGCTCAGAATGGACCTGTAAGCCTCTTTCAGGTCCTCATAGGTGTCAACACCCTCCTCAGCCATAATAATCGCTTCTACACCCCTTCTGGGCCTCGTATGGGCACATCAAGCCTCTTCACCTCATCAAGCCTTCTCCTGATAAGCCTCAAAGCCTGATAATGGTAGTCCCGGCAGCACTCGCCTCGGCAAGTGTCCTCAAAGCAATGTGAGTTGGTACAAACCCCCATCGGTTCCTCGTTTGTCTTTTCGTCTCGCTTCATCACAAAATCCCTTCGTGCTGATTGCTGGGGGAACCCACCCAAGGGGTCACCTTTTAAGTCCCCCCGTAGGGGGGACGATAAAAGGTGCCCAGCAGCAGCACTTCGGGTCGTGGTGAAATTTACCAGCCTGCCACCACTCGATGGCAGGCACCAACCCGACTTGGCCCGACTTGCAGGAGGACTTATCGTAGACCAAGTCATACTCGGTTGGCTGGTAAAATTTGTTTCCGACTTGGGAGTCATTCGGGTTCAGTCGGTGCTGTCCAAATATATAACCGTCACGAACAGCAACAGCATGAACAGGACTGTGGCCATGAGGACATGGCTCATAGGTCAGCGACACTTGGTCTGGTCCTGAACAGCCCGTCATACATCGGGTAGTCCCTGTGGAATTTCCGGGCGTAAAAAGCCTTGTAATTGTTGTTGAGCTTGAACTCCGGGTCAGTCGTGTTCACCGTGATCTCCCACCGAATCCGCTCAGTCACCAAGGCAATGCTGAAGTAGCGGTGCCCCTTCCTGATTGCCTCAAAGGTGAACTGCTTGAACAGGTCCCAGACATGTGGATTGTCGTGATCGAATTGCTCAAACTTTTCCCTGAGCGGGTGCTTGCCCACTCCCAGTTCCATCTGTGTGTTTCGTACCATTGTAGTTATCGTTAGTTAGTTTTTTTATTCCCAAACAACATGTGGTCCTCCATCAGTCGAACGAACTTGCCGTCCGAGTTCTTGAACACCTTGTCCTCATCGGACAGTAGCTTGCGGAAATTGTAATACTTGGTCCTGCCGATGCCGCAGTTCTCGTTGGCTGCGGTCTTCCACTCTGCATCGGTGTAGCCATCCTTCGGCAGCAATGACAACATGTCCCTTGCGGTGTAACCACTTGGTGACTTGTCCTTCTTCTGCCCCTTGAACTCAATATCAGCACCGTGTGCCACCTCCATCAGCGGAAAACTCCATCGCAACACAAACGCCTCCACAGGGGCGAATGCCCTGAGAGTAGGCTCAACAATGAAATGCTCAGGGTCAGCGTGGTCAGTCATGGCAATGATGCAGTCAGGGTCCCTTGCAAACACACCGCTGCCACTCATACGGTCTATGCTCGCCTTGGCACTAGCATCACCCTTCGCATAGTGATGACCGAAGGCGAGTGCGGCACCGCTGATGTGGCAAATCTGCTCAATCGCATTCATCACCCTGCCAATCTCACCGGCAGCATTCTCATCCCGGTCACCCAGCAATTTGTATATGGGATCGACAATCATCAGGTCATACTGCCGGTCCTCAACTGCCTCGGTAATCTGCGGACCAATAAGCTCAACGTCACATGCGTAACCCCTCAGGTTCCACACATCGAAGTTGCCGGTGTCACTCACCTCCATTGCCTCCATGATCCTGCTGATCCGGTCGTGTGCAACGAAGTCGGGCAACTCAAAATTAATGTACAACACCTTGCCCTTGGTGGTGTCAAAGCCCCACCAGTTCCTGCCCGTTGAAACAGCCAGCCCAAGGTGTATCAGGGACCATGTCTTTCTCCCCTTGGAACCACCCCCAACCACCATCTTGCACCCCCTGTGAAGGACGCCCTTGATAACCTGAACCGGTGGCGGCATGTCGAGTGCAACAAAAGCCTGTGAGTTGACTATGGCAGGCAAGTTGGTCTTCAGGTCTTCCCCAATTTTTTTGGCCCCGGAAATGCACTCGGCCACACTCGCCGGGGTTGCACCCTTTCGGAGCCAGTCGTTCAGGTCCTCGAACTCATGCGGGGTGTCAACGATGTACACGACACCAAACTCAGCAACCAACCCATCGCACCACTTCTGTGCCGGTGTCTGCCCACCGTCATCAGTCACATCATTCTGGGGCCAGATATATACGGCAACCTTGTTGCTCGACTTGCCCAGCACGGTCTCCAGATAACCCTTGGCCTTTGTTATGTTGCTGGCACCCCTTGTGATTAAAACTGCCGTGTCAAAGCCCAGATACTGCAACAGGCTGAAGGCATCGAACTGCGACTCGAAAACATGCACAACCGATGCGTCCTTCGGCCCTATGTACCAAGGCAGTTGCTTGCCCCCCAACACCTGAAACTTCGGTCGCTTCTTCGGTGCATAAACATGCACACCCTTCAGCACCCCAAGCGCACTCAGGATGGGGAAGCACATGCCCAGAGAGTGAAGCCCAACATGCCGGTGGTCTACCAACCACCGACATGTGGACTCACTATAACCTCGCCACTCAGCGAGGCCCCTAACCACTCTACTATGACCCTCCGACCCCAGACCAAAACAGGGGTCGAAATTCTCCTTCTTGATAAATTTCTCCTCTTCCATCGTCCTGCCACACAAGTCGCACCACTTTGCCAAAGCCTGCTTGAAATCCATGCCATAGAAGTGCTTCAAAAAATCCAACTCATCACCCTTGTCGGTGTTGCCGTGATCCTTCCAGAAGTGCCTGCCCTCAAACTCAAAGACGCTGAAGGACGGGTTCTTGTCGTGCCGCAACGGGGACCGTGTGTTGCCGCTTCGTGCGGAGGTCTCCAAGCCCAAGGCTTCAAGCATTCTGGGGAGGGGCATGATTGCCCTCAGTTCATCCAAGTCCTTCACGCTGCCTGAGTGCCGCCTCAAAAATTAAAAGGGCATCAGCGTTCTTCAACGTGACACCAATACCGGCTGGGTACATGTCCACCGCACACATCTTCAGGTGCCGCTTCCATTCCGACTGGGACATGCCCTTCTCCCGCTTCAGGCCAAGCGTCTTCTGCCATGACTGCGGTGAGATGGGGATGACGTTGGTGCCCACCGCTAGGCAGGCACCAACGACTGTTCCATAGTTCTCTCCCAGCACGAACGAGGTGTGCCCCGTGCTTCGACTGCCGTGGTAACCCTGCACCCTCTCGATGAAGATGTTTTCCGGTCTCAGGAAAGTCAGGTAATCCACGATCAGTCGGGCACGTTGCTCCCGGTCGTCGCCTTTCGGCATGTTGTATACCTTGAGTGTGCCGTACTGATCCTTGTAACAGAATCCACCGGACACTCCGGGGTCACATGCCATGTACCTTATATTCCGATTCGTTGCCATATGTCGTCAGTTAACTCCAAGTCCCTCTCACAATACTTGAGGGCAAGGTCGGGGTTCTCTGCGTACAACTCATCGAATCTTGATCCATGCTCGCCCAGCTTGGTCCCCAAGCCCAACACCCTGCCCAAGTTGCTCAGGCTAATTCTGGATGTCGGGTCGGGGTTCCACGCAAGCATGGTGTCCCGGCAGTTGGCACCGTAGTTCACCCATCGGTGGCCACAGATGCTGGTGATGATGCCCACGGGAAAGTGTACATCATTTGCCATCGCACGACCTCTCAGGAAAGGCCAATCGAAGGCATGGCAATTGTGACCGACCCACTTCTGGTCACGGTGCTTTCTCACCATGTCGAAGAAGGCTTCAAGCACCCCCTTCTCGCTGCCGTTCTCGTCAACGTGGAACATGGTGTTAACACCCTCCACCCTGACACCTATGACAAGCACCCTCCCCGTTACCGGGGAGAGTGCCGCCTTACCAAACCATTCACTACGCTTGCCCTCAATGTATGCCTCTTGCTTCGCAGCATCCTTGATGCTCTTGCTGGGCTTAATTTTAGGACAATAGGCTTCGATCTCGTCGGACGGGAGTGAACCCGTTTCAATATCGAAGACAAAATGAGTCCTCTTGAGAGGGAAGTCATAGTCAGGATTGGTTGTGGTGACCCTAGACATGGTGTCGTCCTTTTCAGAAGGGCATGTCGTCATCGCCATCCTTCTTCCTGTCCTGCTGGCGAATGTACTTGCCTGTCGGCTTGAACCCCTCGCCCTGCGGTGGGCCAGACAAGTCGGTGTCCACATAGGACTTCATCCCATCGTCAGTCTTGAACTGCTCGACGTTCACCGTGATGGACTTCCCGATGAGTTCCTTCTCCAGATCGAACTCACCCTCTGGCTTGAGTTGCAACGTCCGCTTGATGAACAAGCGCAACGCTGCCTTCTCGTTGTCCAGCACCTTGTGAAACGACCTCCTGATGGTCTGGTTCTGACCGTTCTCTCCGACTCGATCCAACTCAAAGGTCATCCTCAAGACTCCCTTTGGTTTGCCGTCCACGGGATCGAGTGCCTCAAGATCGACAATCGCTCCCTGATATGTGCCTACCGGCACCTCTTCCCACTTGCTAGTGGGACCAGTTATTGTTGCGTTTAATGTTAATGACATATATGTCTCCGTTTGCCCCGCAAGGGGCGTAGTTAGTTAGTTAGGGGTGCCTCCTGAGTAGTTACGGGGGGCACCCTGTTTCATCCCCTTCAGGTAATTAAGCACCGACCGGTAGGGGATTCGGACGGCACCTTGTTTCACCTCAGAGAACTTCACTTTCGTGAGCCGTCCCTGAGCCAGCAACCGATCAACACTTCTTGTACTCATGTGCAGTAGCTCGGCTACCTCGGTGCGAGTACAATGGTGTTGAACGGTGTAAAGATTCCCACCATCACCCTGACACGGTGCTGAGGAAGCAGGAGTGTCATTAGTGTCATTTGTGGTAACGTAATTATGCATTGTCTTATTCTCGGACATGAGTTGTGAATGCATCAGCATAAAGGACAATGGTGGGGAAGTTCATAGCACGATGTGCAGAACCACGATCAGCACAAAGGCTGCGAGGTAGCAGGCACAGAACCTGTCTATATATTTTTCAGTCATTGCTTTTATCATTGGTGTCTACACCCTTGGGCAAAAAATTATTTGGATCATAGGTGTCTACACCCTTCTCCAAAAAAATTTTGCACACAGAGGTCATCGACCTCTCCTGTTCTTGGCACACCGTATCCAGCCGACTTTTCAGGTCGGCTGGAATACGGATGCCAATGTAGCTAGTTGTGTTATCGGTTTCCATTTTTCAGTTTTGAAACCTCCTTCTCAAGTTCGTCAATCCGCTTGATCATTGCATCTAAAACTGGCTTTAGTTTCTCAACCACTTGCAACTGTGTGATCAGCGAGTCTAGCTCACTTTGATTTATTTCTTTTCCCATTTGTTGCTCTTGCCTTCCGCTTCAGCTTTTTAATTTCAGTCTCAAGAATTTCATCCAGCAAGGCTGAAACACTTTTTCCCTGCCTCTCGGCCTCGGAATAAAGTGCCTTCCTGTTTCCTGTTGCGATCCATTGAGATATTAATTTTTTTCCTTTTTTTCTCTGGTTGGGCATGTGGTCTTTCTCACGCAGAGAACGAAACCTCCTGAACAACCTTGCGAGTCTTCAACTCCTTATCGAACACGTTATGAAGCCTGCTGGTCCGGTTGATATGTGTACCAATTTCGCCAGCACCCTTCATTGTTTCGGTAATTGCATTGAACAGACTCCAAGCGTTGCGAGGCTTGAACTCGTCGTGTCTTGGCTTCCTCCACTCCTCCAGTATATGAGGAACAGAACGGGGAAGGATAGCACCCCCGTCAAGGCACTTCACGATCATGTGGTGTGCCCTGCGGTTGCTCATACCCTTCCTCTTGTAGTGACCAACGGTCAGTTCCATCCGCTTGTTGTGCTGGTCGGTCCTGCGGATAACAGCCTTAATTCTCTCTTTAAGGTCGTCCATGATCTTGCTGGTATGTTTCCTGTCCAGCCTGAACAAGTCCCCGTAGAACGCAAGATTGTCGCAAACAAACACACTCAGGCCAAAGACCAGCCCAGCGCAGAGGGACTTGTCATGGCTGTTACGCAGCCCGACAACCGGTGCCCAGTCAAGCAGGCCCGAATGCAACTGCATCATGCCGAAGTAACGGGCACCACCCTTGGTGGTCCCGTGCTGCTCCTCGGTCACCTCAAGACCAGCCTCCCGCATGACCTCCTTGACCATGTTGAAGAGGACATGGTGCGGCACCGGTCGATGTGACCGTGTGGGTTCAGGGGTGGGGACATCAACCAAGGCATCCCAAGGGGTGTCCTTCGCACCGCAATGCAACATCATGTTCATGCCACCACCTCCTCGATCTTCTTGTTGCTGGGTGACGGCACCTTGATTGGCTTAACGCCACCGGGGTTGGGCAACTCACGGTGGGACATAATGAATATGCCGTCACCCTCACCCACCTTTGCCTTCTGCCGAAGGTGTTCACGGGCTAGTTCCCGCACCTCTACTGCGTCCTGTTGGTCAAGACACACGATGTCGATATGATATGTTATTCTGTCTTTTCTCATGTTGTAGTTAGTTAGTTAGTTCGCCCGAAGGCTTTTCCTTTATACCTCAAGGGGCAGGACATTGACTGTCCCACCCCTTAAATATTTTCCAGTTATTTTCCATCATCGTTAGGAATGAACTTCAAGTCGCTCCCCTTGGCCTGATCCAAACCCCTTTTCATTTTTTCCTTCTCGCTCAAGGGCTTCTTTTTCTTGAAGTGATGGGACTGCATCGACGACCCAATCTTGCCCTTAATGGATGG